CACGATGTATGGCAGCGGAATGCCGTCCTCGTTTTCAAAGCCCTTCAGGTCGAGGTCTGCATATACCTCATAAACTTCATACTCTTCCGTTCCCTCAGCGCCCGGCTGAATACCTTGCACCTTGTTAACGGCGTTGCTCAGTGCATCACCTGAATCGTCGGCTAAATCCTCCGGATCGCCCAAGTCAAGATCGCGATACGTCCCATTCAGCATCGCCAATTTAATCTGGCGCTTCGTCATAGGAATAATGTGCGCGAACCTTGGCGATGTGCGAAGGTCCGACGTATTGTAACTGATAATAAAGTTCTTCGGCGTGATGAAGCGGGCCACCGGCCGGGCCAAGATCGGGTCTTGGTAAATCTTCTTAAACGTCGAACCGACCAGCGGAAGCCACATCAGCATCTGGTCGAACTCTTCATAATATTCCGGAGCAAGCTCCGTTAAGTATAAGTTCATCCACGCTTTAATGCGCGCAGCCTTGTCCTGAACCTCAGGCGTCTCGATGCCAAGAATCTCTGTGTCAACCGGTCCTGCTGCAGGCATAAGCTCACCGCGTGCAGTCGCCTGCCAGCGGATTACAGCCTCTGCCATCAACGGGTCAAACACACCGCAAGCCCCGGCAAACGGAGTTGTGCGGTCCTCAATCGTAAGGCCGAGAAGCTCGATGCCGCGTGTCATGGTGTTTTCCCACTCACTACGGCTGCGCTTGTCGTCCTCCACGCCAGACATAAGCTGTTCAGCCAAACCTGACAGATCCATGTCTTTCATGAAATCTGCCAGATTGGCGTTATGTTCTTCAGCTCCGATAATATCCGGAATCTCAGGATCAAAGTTAATATCAACGGACCCGTCAGGATTCTCCTGCATCAGCGCACCGTCAAGCATTATGTCGTCCTCAAGCGGGACTACAATATCAATGCCAAGCTCTGGAGTCTCAGCGTCAGGACCGCCAATACCTTCGAACTGAGGGCGTAGCGTGTCTGCAATGCTTGTCGGTTTACGGGCCATTGGGCTTCCTATCATCTATTTTAAGACCGATCAATTGCCACGGCGCTTTAAGATGGGAATGAAGCTTTGAGTTGCCTCATCCCAAACCATAACATGTTCCGCACGAACTGGTGAGTTGTATGGTATATTTGCAGAATCGACCCTTATAACTGGCTTTCCCGCTTCAAGATTTGCAGGATTACCCTTTGGGTTGTCGGACATTGTAAAATACTTTGAGCCACCTGACTTTTTTGGTCTCATGTAACCAGAGCTAATAATGTCGTCAATTTCAATTGGATTGTTAACATTTCTAAATCCATAAGCCGGAAGATCTTGTCCCGCCTTGTATTCGGGCCCAAGTAATTTCTCGCTATACATTCTATTGTTAACAACAGGACTTGAGGCCACTGCCCTTTCGGCAGCCCTCCCAGCAGCCTTCAATCCCCTTCCAACAGCAAATGGAATAACCGGAGCCGCAACTTGAAGGTAATCGCGCGCACCACCCCTGCCGTTTTCTATATTTTTCAAGGATTTTTCGGCGGAAACTAACCCGGTGACATCATCTGCTGCGCGAACTGCACGTTGAGAATATTGGTATGCATCCCTTTCGGGCATACCTAAAAGTCCGGCAATTCCCCTAATTGGAGCGGCTAATGTTGCATCAAAAAGACCTTCCCACATACCGGGCTCGTATGCCGATATGGTGTCTTCACGTTTTTGCCGTGGCCTTTTTTTGGACATAAATTACTCCGGGCGCGCACCAAACAAATATCACGCCGTTAGTATGCGGTCAATTTTTAACCTTTAAACTCGATCAATCACGCAGACCCATCATCGCATCCGCAAAGCAAAATGCGTCATAAGTTGCCACCTCGATGAAATCGTCATTCATGTTAAAATTTCTCAAACGCTTTGCAATAATTGCTTGCATCGCAAACGCCGCAAACCAATCGCGTGGGCGCATCAGATTTTCGTCTATAATTTCAAATTCCATGTCGTTACTCCTCAATAAAACGCAGCCCGCTCACCGGGCGTGTCGTAATTCTCTTCCATTGGGTCTTCGGTGTTAGCCACCCAACCCGACTGCTTAATCCTCAAGAACGCCATCGTCATCGTGTCAACCCAGTCACGACTGTCCGCCGCCGGAAACTGCACGCACTGCTGCAGAAAATCCGCAGCCCACGGCCTAAGCGCATCAAAGTGCGGGCTCATTGCCGGAAGCCACACGCGGCCATTCTCGATCAGGTCAGACACCAGCCGCACGCGGGCGATCTTGTCACCAAACTTATCCGGATTAAATTTCGTTGCCATAATCCCGGCGCGCGCCAGATCCGATATCAGCATCTGACCATTCGCCTTCGCCTCGACCAGCACTGTATCCGGCGCGCGGTCCTTCGCGGGCTTAATCGGCGTCGCGTAATTATCGTCCCTGTAATCCCGCGCCATGCGCTGCACCTGCCGACGCAGAATCGGCCATTCGACGCGCCCCCGCCATGCCGACAACAGGATCAGGTTCGGCACATCGTTATCGTCATCGAAGACCCCCCACGTCGTCGACGCGCTATACGCCGACGTCTTATTCGCCGTGAGCGCCGTATCCCACGACTGCAGGATATACTTCACAACGGGGGGATCTTTCGACTTCCACCACTTAAACCACGTACCATCCATGATCCCGCCGCTATCTACGACTGGGTTCTGCTGATACAGGGACGACCAAATACGGCTCGTCGTACTCGGCTGCCTCTTAATTTTCTCCAGTTCCTCTGTCGGGAACTCTTCCGGCCACAGTGCTTGTCCGGGCTCACGGCCCAGAATATCGTTATCTACTGCCAATGCCGGCAGGATAACGCGCTCCCATTTCTCCCCCTGTCCGTCGCGCTCCGCCTGATCCAACCGCCCCATGTGGTCGCCCAAGTGCCAGCGCGTCCCAATCAATATGATCGGCGTGTCCTTATTCTTCCGCCGCGTATAGAAATCCGCGCCGTACCACGCCCACAGCTTCTGCCGTGCACTGTCGCTCTCCGCCGCCTCGATCCCGGACAGCAAGTCATCCCCGATCAGTATGTCCCCACGCCGCCCCGTCACGTTCGCACCAACGGCCGTTGCGTGATACCCGCCACCCTGAACCGTCATCCACTCGCCAGCGGCCGTCTTATCCGCACTGATACCGCTTTCCGGGAATACAGCCCTGTGCTCATCCGATTTAATCGTATTGCGCACCTTCAGACCAAAACTATCCGACAATTCCTGCTTATGCGTGGCAAAAATCGCGGTCTTCTTCGGGAATTTCGACAGCAAATACGCAGGAAAATAGTGCGATGCCGTGAACGATTTCCCATGCCCCGGCGGCATACTGATCATCAACCGCGTAATCTTCCCCTCCAGCACCTCATCCAGCTTGTCACAGACAATCTTCAAGTGCGGCGGCGGCTTCATCCCCGATACGTACTCAATATACGACGCAAACGACGTCAACGCCTCTTCACGCGCAATCAGCTCCCGGACAGCCTCCTCATACGACGTCATTGCGCCCTTCTCCGTGCCGCCAATTCCAGCAAACTAGGCATCTCAATGACCTCTACAGGCCTCTCAATAACACGCGCAGGAATCGCATTGTCACCCGGTTGCGGTCCCTGCGCGACCAGCGCACGCAATTCCTGAAGCGACAGGCCCTTGGCCCCCACCGTGTGGTTGACGTTGACCGTCTGGTCCATCATCCCCATCATAGCAGCCTGCGTCTTCAATGCGTTAATTGCGCTGGGAAAATTGTGCTCGGAAAATGCACGGTCGTGTATCGCCTGCAATTCATCCAAGATTAACTCGCGGCTATACTCAACCCGCTCAGGCTTCTGGCCACCCTCAGTCGCCTCAGCAATCCGCCTCTGAATTTCCGGACGCGCCATCTGCCGGTCAGCAATAACCTTGATGGGGTACTCAGGATTTATCAGCCCTGCGCGGACGCAAGCAACATCAGAACGGCCAGAGCGAACATACTCGCGCACGAAAATATCGTCGCGCTCCGTACTACCTTCGCCCTCAAAGTCGAATATGTCATCACTCATGCTTCGCATAAATAATCATACAAAAAATTTTAGCAAGGGACTTTTAACCCCCACCCCTACCGGGCCTATTTCAGGGGGTGGGGTCAGCAGCTATGTTCAGCAAAATGTCCCATAGGATATTTTTGGGAAATGTGGGGCTGAGTGGGTAGAATAAGATATAAAACGCGGCCGCCCCTGAAAAAGTGGGTGGGTGGGGGTCTCCAGCTGTCGCGCTGGACGGTCTGGGTCTGGGATTGCGGGCCGATCACACTGCGATGGGAGCCGGAAAAGATCCTGGCTCACATTGTAATGACCATCGATCAGGTCGACCAGCTGTTGAACAATGTTGTCATGGTCGATGATATGAGCGTTGACCAGTCGCTGAATATCTGAGAGATAGAGATCGGGCATCGGCCCACCGGCTTTGACGTGCCGGCAACACTGAAAGGAAAGCACATGACGATTGAACCTCATTCCGCCTTTGACATCATCCGCCCCGACGAGGTGGCCGAGTGCTGGGACGGCGTCCTCGCGGCCGGTCTCTACCAGCCGCTCTGGGATTGCGTGAACGACTACACGGCCCCGTCACCTGAGGAGAGCGAGGAGCCATGCTGGGGCATGGATTGTGTCGCGGACTTCTGGGACCGGTTCAGCCCCGAGCAGCAGCACCAGCTCAACCAGCTGGCCGATGCGAACGACGAATACGGGGACGGCGGATCCGATGCCGAAGAGCGCGCCGAGGAACGCCGCCAGCTGGGAGGCTTCTAAGATGACCATCAAAGAAACACTCGCGAAGTTGAGGGCGATGGGATGCAAGGCCAGCTGGTCCTCTGAGTGGCAGGAATACCGCGTCACGCTGTCCGATGCCGATCCGAAGCGTGAGGAAGCCATTGCCTACTACACTTCGGATCCTGAGGACGCCATCGCCACCGGCACACACATGATCCGCACGGCTCTGGCGGAGAAACTGAACACCAGCCCCAAGGCGCAGGCGCAGGAGCGCATCGGCAACATCTGGGACGCGCAAGACAAGCAGGAGGCTTACTGATGACCCAATGGACCGAAGACCAGATGGACCTGTGGAATGATGCAGCCCTCGCAGCGATGCGGGGGCAACCACTGCCCGCAACCGACCCCTACAGCATCGAAGGCTATGCCCACGGGCTTGAGGCCCGCAAGGTCCGCCCCGTCATGCCTGCGCGGCCTGAGGGATACTATCACCTGCCACTGGAGAACGAAGCATGACCCGCAAAGACTACCAGCTCATCGCCATCGCCCTGAAGGACGCGTTGGGCGCTGTCGATCACCCCGAGCGAACCGGCGCTGTCCTCGCAGCGCAGGAGCTGGCTTATCGACTGGAGATCGACAACCCCTTCTTCAATCGCAAGACGTTCCTGACCGCCTGTGGTCTCGACCTCGCGTGAACGGCCTATTCCACATCGCAGTGCTGGCAGCCCTTTTCGGGTTGCTGGCACTCG